CTCCTTAATGTCCACATGGATAATTTCCAAAGTCGCCGCAATGTGTTCAACGCTACTGGTTAGCTTTGTAATTGCGTTGCTTGCTTCCTCGTTGCGCTTGCTTGCCCCCACGGACAGCATCGCCGCCACACTAATGCTTGCCCCTGCAATTGCTGCTACTAGCTCGATCATGGGGCAGCAGCAATGGGTCTCGACGATGCACCTAGTCTACCGGCTCAGAATCCTGTTGAAGTGCTGCCATTGCTAAAAAACTCCACCCCGTCAGTAGGAGCAGCGATAACGAACTCAGCCCTAGCAGGGTGATCATGGCGCTACAGGCCAGACAACATTCCACGGGAAGCCGGCTTGGGCTGTTACATCACGCAACTGCTGGCGATACGTTGCCCATGGTGCAGGCGGTACTGGTGCATCAGGTAGTTGCGTCCAGTCGCAATCGCTAAGTAGCTGATTGCGTTGTTGCCGCACCTCGGTTTCTTTTGCGCTGGTGCGTTCTGCAATTTGTTCTGAGGTGGCAGGTGTCACGACCCATGCCATCTCCCACTTGCCAGCTTTTAGCGTTGGGTTTACTTGATTGCAGTTTTGTGTTGCTGGGTTGTAATCCGGTGTGGGCTTATCAGTTACGGGGAATACATTCCAATCAGCTAATGTTGCATCGCTTGGATTGCGGGGATAGCTGGTGTTGGGGTTGTCGCGTCTCAGATCGCCGATTGAGTAGGGATAAATCTCAACGGTCTGATTGGGGGCAAGGACGTACATGGTTTTAGAGAGTGCAGGGTAAGTTTAAAGGGCAAATTTACGAAAAGCACGAACTAGGTCGTCAGTGTCTAATTTTGAATTGCCTACAAAGGCGCCATCAGTAAAATCACAAACCCAAGCGCTGCTACTACTATTTTGCGTAGATACCAAGTGATTTTGACTATTAAAAGCTTCTGCCCCGCCGCTTTGGAAGGCCGCCACGGAGGTTCGAGCAGGTGCGCCAGCAGTACGATTAATTGTTCGGGCAGGTACTGAGTAGGCGTTAATACCATAACCGGTGTTGTTGCTGGCGGTAGTAGGTTTAAGATTTTGGTAAGCAATATCTAATTCATAATATGCCGGCAAATACCAGTCACTATATCCACCAATAGTCAACCCTTCGCAATATTGACCTGCCGGGTGACTTGCATTATTCATGTTGGCTGAATTTGCAGCACCATTAAAAAGACTATCGGTGCCAGTAGTAGCAGTAGCACTAGTTTTCCAACCTAATCCCACTTTCCCGTTATAACCACTTGCGCTTGGTGCAACAATCAATCCATGCGTAGCAACACCATTAGCAGTGTGGCTTATGTACCCAGCAAAGAAGCCACCTTGATATGCAGCGCCAATTTCAGGCAACGCTGCCGCTGCTGCCGCTCTTAAGCCATGTGGATGCCTCATGCTACATCTCCTACAGATGCTCCATACACCTGGGTGCTAACTTTCCAGAACTGGATCACGCTAAAGCCAGTTGTTGCAAGTGTTGGTGCGGTGCCGCCTTTCCATATTACTCCGCCAGTACCCCAGGTCGCATCAGTCCATGTAATCGTATAAGCAGTGCCATCATTTACCATAAGGGTGACGGACTCACCAGCAACAAAGTTTGTGCATTTTGGTGTGCGGCTAGCACCAAGTGTTATCAGTTGAATACTGCCATTACCGGGATCAACTTCAAATGCAGCCCCATCGGTAATAGTAAATACATCTTCAAGGATTGTGCCAACAATGGCAGGGTCAGTAAGTGTAGGGCTAGTAGCAAATACATTAGCGCCAGTACCTGTCTCGTCAGTTAATAATGCAGCAAAATTTGCGCTTGATGGCGTTGCTAAAAATGTAGCGGCGCCAGTACCCAGCCCTGAAACACCGGTAGAAATAGGTAGCCCAGTGCAACTTGTAAGCGTGCCAGATGCAGGTGTGCCCAGTGCTGGAGTCGTCAGCGATTTATTGGTAAGTGTTTGGGTGCCCGTGGTGGTCACCAAATTATCAGCAGTCAGCGTTTGCGTACTGGTGATAATAGAATCGACTTTGACAGATCCGTAAGGCATTACAGAATCACCCAGGTAGCGTTTGCAGGTACTGTAACAGCGAAAGTAGCAGTGACTTCAACTGGGCCAGCAGACATCCCATTATAACCTGCTGTCAAAGTGTAATCTGCGCCAATAACTTGTTGCGATTCAACGATGATAGAACTGCCGCCTGCTGCTGTAGCCCAGCTCAAAGTGCCGCTGCCGTTAGTGCTTAATACTTGTGCAGAAGTGCCATCGGTCGCCGGTAAAGTCCATAGCACATCTGCTGCAATTGTTGCTGGTGCCTGGAATCCAACGTAGTTAGTGCCGTTTGCAGTTGCTTCACGGAATCGTGCATCAACCTGATTATCTAAAATTACATCACCGGTAAGTGTGCCGCCTGCTTTAGGTAATGCAGCAGTAGCTAAATCGAATGATGCCTTGACTGCTGTTGGTGTAGCAGCTAATACGCTGCTGGTAGTGCTGGTGCTATCGCTAAGCTGTACCGCGCCAACTACGCTAGTAGTAGCGGCCACAATTTTGCTACCTGCAATGGCAGCACTGGCATTAATATCTGCGTTAACAATTACGCCGCTAGCGATAGCAGTAACGCCCGTGTTGCTTATGCTTATATCACCTGTGACCGCTGTGCTAGTTGCAACGTTTGCACTGCTGCCTAATACGATATTGCCGCTAGTTAACGTGGCAAGCTTGCTATAAGCAATAGCAGCCGCCGACGCAATATCAGCATTGACAAACGGGTACGCGGTTATTTGGCTCCATGTCGTATAGCCCAGCGAAGTCCAAGCTGTGCTGCCAGTGCCAAGTTTTATTTTGCTAGTATCCGATTCAATCCCAATCTCGCCTGCTAGCAGTGTCGGGTTTGCGCTTGTCCAGTTAGCAGCAGTATCACGCCGCTGCTGCATCAAGGCGGTTTGCGTAATGCTCATGATGCGTCACCAGCAAAGATAAGATAATCGCGCGCAGGGCTTGCTGCTGCGGCACCTGCTACCAGTATATAAGTTCGCGTAGGGCTTGCACTAGCTAATCCTGCTGCATAAATCAAATCGCCGTTCTGCGCTGGCACTGATTCAAGCTGCACCTCAACTGTAAATCGCTCGCATGTTACATCCTGAATAACTGGCTGCGATACATAGCGCCATACATAGTTGCCGTTTAAATCTACCGGCGGTGTAACGTATCCGCTCCATATTGTAGACGGCACATTGAAAATATTATAGGTTCCATAGTTATCAAAATAATGTGCTTTAATTGCATTTACATCTGCTTCTAATACATACTCAAATGTTAAACTTAAAGTTTTTCCAATCGATAGCGCGCCACGTCTAAAGCCAACGCCTGTACCGCCAATGCTTTGCTGGTATATTTGCGGATAATTACCTGGGCTAAATATCCTGGTTGTTGGTGTTAATTCAGGAAAGGTTGCCATTGTTATAACACCACGCTTGCAAGTTGTACAGTTACGTTATACCGCAATGGTGAACCCGTATCAACTGATATGGTGCCAGCATAACGCCAGTTGTAATCTACAGCGCTGATAGGCACAGACGCATAACCTTCCCATACTGCTGCGGGCAAATCAAATGGAACCAATGTACCTTCTTGCGTTTCATAATGAGTATAAATTAATTGCAAATCAGTTTCAGTAATTTGGGAATACCCAAGTGTTAGGATTTGATTAATACGTTTTGAGCCTTGCAGAAATCTTAAATTAATACCACTAACTGCAACATGAACAGTTTGCGGATAATTGCCTAAATCCAACGATCTTGAGTTTGGCGTTAGCGAAGGGAAGGTTGCCATCAGATTACCTCAAATGAACCGTTTAATATCTCGTCGCTTATAATGCTGATATCACTTACATTAAGCGGGAAGTGCTCAGCGGTGATTGATGTCATGCCGAATGTTTCATGCTTAATGTCAGTAACTTGGTAATGGTCTATTTCGGTGCGGTTATTGCCTTGGCTATTAACCCGCTGGCGTTCTACTTTTATAATATCAGTTGGCTTCAATGCAACAGTCACCAATGGCGTTTGCAATGATATGCTATGCGTTGAATATTTGCGCCTTGCTAATTCGTATTTGCCATACATCGTAGCATGAGTAGCGCTAGTGCAAAAATCAGTCATATCGTACTGAACAATTGGCGCATCGCTAACAGTTGTAGTGTATCTAATGCTAGTAGTTCTTTGTATGCCAATGATTAACGGGTCCGCTTCACGCCATAGCAACGATACCCGCACATTACGCCGCTCATCTAAATTAAAATACACTTTGCTATAGCTGCCAGGTAATATGTTGTCTTCATCAAATACAATCACAGGAGTTATTGCGGTTGTCTTAATCGCATAGCTACCGTTTAAAGGTAGCAGCGGTTGCAACTGGTACTGGCCGCCAGCAGAAATAAATGATAACAGAAAGAATGGTGCAGTGCTAGATATATAATCAATTACATTGACAGATTGTTCTAGCATCCCGTTAAAATGCAGCCCGTATTGATTAGCAAATGTTGCTAAATTTTGCAGATTAGTTACATCAATTGGCATCGCAATATCAAATGTGGCGCTACCATTAGCGCGTTTTAATTGCGTAAATAACAGCATTGCAAAATCTACAAATTGATTACTTGGTCCTACAGCATATTGGCTTGAAACTAAGCCGCCGCTATAAAGGTCTACATCAACGCCATTCTCATAAAATAAACAAATCTGCCTAGTAGTTGTTGGGTAGGTGCCATCTGTTGGCGGGTCATATATGTTGCCATTAATTTCTAAGAATGTAATATCAGCAAAGTTTGTGTAGTCTGCTGTTGCTGATGGCGCGTCAGGGTCTGCGTATTCGCTAAGAAACCATTCTCTTTGGGTGCCTTCCAGCGTACCTGTGCTTGCAGGTAGCGCCGTATTATACGGATTAACAAGTGCTATGTTCTCATATACAAATGTAGGAGCACCTGTTAAACCTAGACTTGTCCATTCGCTAGGGTTTGGTGCAGCTAATCCACTAGTTGGGGCCGTTATAATTGTGCCGACTGCGCATGGAATGCCAGTAGTAGAATTTAAATTATAAATTTGGAAAGTTGTTGAAGGGCTTGTAATGCCAAGTGCCGTTAGAACAGTAGCCGTAACATCTGTTCCGGTTGCATTATCAAACGCGGTAAAGTTAGCAAATGATGTTTTAAGAACTGCGTTAGTGGTATCGCCAGTCCCTCTGGTGATTCTTCTGATTCTAGCATAGAAATTTACAAGGTCAGGCAGACGGAAGGTATCAGTGCCAACTTTTACAATCGGCTCTAGATAGCTATAAGTATATAGCCCACAATATATATTGCCAGAATTTATTGGGCATGTGTTAGTTGCTGCTGCTAACGTTGCTACTGTTTCATAGTAATGAGTTAACGTGATTGTTTGGTCTGGCAAAAACTTTATATTCCTATTCCCAACCCACGCATAATGTTTAGCTGGGCTGCTAGCCATTTCGCCTTGGCTTATTGCATAAAGAAAGCTACCAACAAAATTGTTTGAGCCAGTCTTTATCATTGGCGGCTGTATCCATGTGCCGCCTGCATTAGAAACACGTTTACAAAATACAATCGGAACTGTATCACCAGCAGTTGCAACAGTTTGCTCTTTACTGATATCAGGTTGTGGCTTTTTGCTTTTTGTTGGTAAGTTATCATTTGCAACCGCAGATTCACCAACTGGTGATTTCTTTTGCGCTCTTGCTGCTAATACTCTTTCGTTATGCTGTCTTGCCAAATTATTGAATTGGTGCGCTTGCATATTATCGACAGCTAATTGCATTACGGCATTCGGCCCTTGCCTCGCTGCGTAAAATATATCTGCGGCAGTTTCTTTAACATCTCTAAGTTTTACAGCCATTTCAATAGGATTTTTACCTCCTAGCTCTCTAGTGTCAAAATATAATTTATTATTTTCAACAAATGGGCTCATGACTAATCCTCCTTTTTATATTTAAAAATTGCAGCCGCCATTAATTCCGCATTAACAATAATATTTCCGCCTTGGATTGTTATTACCTTAGTGCTACCTTTTAGATGTTCACCATCTAGGGTTTCATATATTGGCATATCATCTATAAGCTTAAATACCACCCCATCGCGTGTTGTACCATCAGCACAGGTAACGCTTAAATCAAAGCCGATTATAATTTCAGTCATGAGCCTATCTGCCGCAGCAACATATCTGCTGTTATCTTGCGTGTCGGCACCTGTGATTTTAATTTATTTATTGCTGGGTTCACTGTCCATTGCACTGTTTCATCCGTAAGACTAGCGCCAACAATACTGCCAATAAAGCGATTTATTAATTGCGCACTAGCACCATCAAATGAATCAAAGCCTACATCCTGGATATAAAGTGATGCAATGATTAAGTTATCGCTTTCCATTGCTTCTTCAGTTGTGTCTACAATCCCTTGCCGTCCGCCAATTGATACATTTAAATCATTCACTGATGCTGCCTGCGTCAAACCAAAACCGTTTACATCAAATGGTAAGTAAATGTATTCGCCGCCAACATCAGCATCAATACTTAAAATTTGCGGTAATTGATAAAAGTTTTGCCATTGCTTTGTTGGTATCCGTAATCCGCTGATAGGGTCAACTGCGGTATCCCTATCGGTGTAATATTCCATAAAGCTCATAATATCATAATCTGCCATTAGCTTAACCCCATCTGGCTGCGCATATTCATATCACCTTGAATTATGTTTAATGTTTGCCTAACGCCGGTTTGTACTGCACGTCCTAGGTCTTGCATCGTAACGTAATTAGTACCACCCATTTGCATCACTGGCCCGGTTTGAATATTTATCTGCGGCTTAATAGTAGCTGTGCTATTGCGACCTTGTGCTGTCCTTGATGGACCTACAACACCGCCATTAGCGAATGCTGGTATTACCGCTCCACCGCGTGCGCCGCTCATGTAGTTAGCGCTTGCGGCAGCCATCTTAGATTCAGGAATTATATATTCGCGCTCACCGCCTTCGCCTACCATTGCAAGGGTAGGGCTGTCCACAACGCCGCCTTTGGCGAATCGTGGCAATTGAGGCTGGGGTAACATTGGAATCTGTGGAAGCTTTAGGTTTGCTAACGCTCGGTTAGCGCCTTGGATTACGTTATTGATTGCGCTTACTACACTGCTTATAGCATTACCGATACCATTCAAAATGCTGTTTACTATGCCTTTCACCATTTGCATGGCTGCTTCAAATGGTTTTGTGATTGCATCTTTAATTGATTGGAACGCAATGCCAATATTTTTTATCATGCCGTTTATCGTATCTTGCACCGGCTTAACAAATTTTTCACTTATAAAAGTTGTAACTTCTGTAAATACTTTTTTAGCTGGTTCTATAAAATTTGTATTAATATATCCATATGCCGCAGTTGCAAATTTTAATATTGCATCTTGTACTGGCTTGATAAAATTCTCCGCTACATAAGTTGTAACCGTGGAGAACAATGCTTTAGTCGGCTCTATAAATGTTGCATTGATATATTCGTATGCCGCAGTTGCAAATTTTAATATAGCGGTTTGCACTGGTGTTATAAAATTTTCACTTATGTAAGTTGTAATAGTAGAAAACAGCGCTTTAGTTGGCTCTATAAAATTTGTATTAATGTATTCATATATTGCAGTCGCAAAACTTGATAAGGCCTCTTGCGTTGGTGTAATAAAACTATCAACAATATATTGTGTTAGCGCTGCGTGAGCATCCATATAAGGCTTGATAAAATTATCGTATATCATTGTAAAAAATTGCTTATACAATTCAACAACGGCATTAATTGCTGCGCCAACTTGGTCTCTAAACGCATAGATTGCAACACCTGCTGCTACCAGTAGCGCCACCCAGCCTACAGGGCCTGTGAATACGCCAGCTAAAATAGTTCCTAGCCCACTTAGTACACTACCAATAGCAGCAACCACAGGGCCTAATGCACCAAGATATCCTGCAATAGTGGCAAGCACACCGCCGCCAGCAAAAATCCCGCCTAATATCGTAAAGATTCCAATGATTGCATTTATAGCTGGTGCTAATATAATAAATGCTCCTGTCAATCCTGCTACGCCGCCAATTATAGCTTGAAGTGGTTCTGGTAATTTGCTAAAACCTATTGCTACTGCGGCAATACCTTCAGCTAATTTTGTTATTGTCGGCAAAAGTGCTGTTATAGATTGATTGAATGGCCCAGCTATTGACCGGGTTATTTCGTTGATTGAATCATTAAACTTATCCGATGCTTCCGCCATGTCAGTTGACATTGTTGCTTTATATTTCTCTAATGAATCCCTGCCTTGATTAAGCATTGGGATTAAGTTCATGCCAGATTTGCCAAATAAATCCATTGCTAATGCTGCTTTCTGCGCGCCATCTGGCATCTTAGAAAATCTATCCGCCACATCAAGCATTACTGAATCAATGCTTTTTATTTTGCCGCTTGCATCAAGCGACGACAGCCCCATTGATTTCAATGCTTCATTAGCTTTTGAAGTAGGGTCAACAATACCTTTAGCAAGCTTGCCCATTGATTTACCAACTTCTTCTAGGTTGCTGCCTGCGTCATTGGCAGCAGCGCCAAACTTTGATAATGACTCAACCGACACGCCAGTTTTTTGTCTTAGGTCATTTAAATTATCTGCCGCATCTATTGATTTTTTCCCTAGCGCTGCTAATCCCGCCAATCCAATTGCAGGCACAACTGAACCCAATGCACTGCCAAGGCCACCTGTAATCCCTCTAAGCCGCCCGAAGCTGCCTTGCAGCCCTTCCGCTTGCCTGTCTAATTTATTCAGCCCACGCTCTAGTCCTTCAACAGAAGCCAAGCCATCTACCGTAGCTTTTATTTTTACTGCTGCCTGCATATCTAGCGCCATATCAACCTCCTTTTTTGCTCAAAGCTGCTAGCACTTCTTGCTCGATAACTTGGATGTCATCCAACATGGCGGCTGCATCAATATCTCCTTCTATTGTAACCAGCCACGCAAGCGCATTGTAATCCAGC